ACACGACGCTCTTCCGATCTATGTTCATGTTTATTGTCAGAAGTTTAGTGATGGTGACAAGTATACCCACGATGGGCTATTAACATATCATACAGTTTACTTCACGACTATTTAGAGGTGATAACTTGGTACACTTAACGATAGAAGACGCGGCTAGCATCTTAAGCATCGGGCTAGTTTTGTGGGGTGTTCTTAAATTCGGCCTAACTGGTCCCCTTGAAACTGCAATTAAGGAATTGCGTCAGACTATTAGTCAAATGAACGCTGACAATAGAGAGCGTGATCGTGGTATTAGTGAGCTTCTCAATAAAGTAACTAAGCACGATATTAAACTAGCAGCACATGAAGAACGGTTAAACGCACTAGAGGAGGAACATCGTCATGAAAATGATTAACGATATCGTATATTGGTTTATTTCATCCGGCACTGCAGCAGTGCTTTTTATTTTTGCTTGGAAATATCTTAAGCCGGTTTTGGAAGCGAAGAAATTGCATGCTAAGACGCTACAAGAAAAGGAGTTGCTAGACGTTCTAGAAAAATTAGCAGACAACGCGGTCACTAGTTTGGTCAGCAACCAAGCTTTGACCGGACATGACAAGTTCAAGGCAGCTACCCAAACTGTCGGAAGTACATTAGCTGAGAAGGGCTTTAATGTAAGTCAATCAACTGTAGAACATGCTATCCAATCAGCTTACGAGAAATCTGACTTAACGCCAACAGTCGATTCAAGCTCAAAACAACCAGCAGGTACAGTCCAAGCTATTGATCCTAAGGAGGTCGCATAATTATGACACGTAACGCATTTATTGATGTTTCTAGCTATCAACCAGATACCGTTGCCTTTTTCCAAGCTGCTAAAGCCCAAGGTGCATTAGGTGTTGTTGTTAAGTTAACAGAAGGGTCCGAAGATGGCTCTGCTTATGTTAATCCCAAAGCAGCAGCCCAAATTCGCAACGCTTTAACAGCCGGACTAAAGGTATCCTGCTACCACTTCGCACGGTATACTTCAATTGCGGATGCCCAAAATGAAGCGCGATTCTTCGTGAAGATTGCTAAACAGTTTGGCATGTACGACGACACGCTGATGATTGATGATGCAGAAGTTCACTCTGTAGCTGATTATCAATCTGCTTCCTTAGCATTCCTCCAAGAAGTTGAAGCACTTGGCTATCACAACACTGGCATCTATTCGATGAAGAGCTTCTTCGCTGGTGGCATTCTTAACAGTCATGGCTTTGATTCACGTAAGATTTGGATTGCCGGCTACGGAGTTACTAGTCTTGGAATTGATAATGCCACCGCTTGGCAATATTCAGATAAAGGGATTATGGGAATTGATTCTAGTTATGACTTTGATGGAGCATTTACGACTGGTGAAACTTCTGGTAGCGTTCCGCAAACTGCTATTCCTGCACCACAGCCAGCTCAACATGTTGGTCATCCAGCTACTGGAACCTACATTGTTCAACCAGGTGATACGCTGAGTGGGATTGCGGAAAAGTACGGGACTACTTACCAGAACCTAGCAGCAATCAATGGGATTGGAAATCCAAACATGCTCAATATCGGCCAAGTTCTCAAAGTGACCGGAGAAGCATCGAACGAAAATACTTACTTTGTTCAATCAGGCGATACTTTATCCGGAATCGCCACCAAGTTCGGTACAACTGTCTCTGATCTTGTAAGCCGTAATCACATCAGCAATCCTAATGTGATCTACGTTGGGCAAAAGATTTATATTGCAGAGAATGGTCAATCTAATGCTTATACCGTTCAAGCAGGGGACACACTAAGCGGAATTGCGGCTAAATTTGGCAAGACCTGGCAAGCATTAGCCCAAAAGAATGGTATCGTAAACCCGAACGTAATTTATGTTGGTCAAACAATTCAGATTTAAACTAATAGCCTGCTAGTCAGTCGACTGGCGGGCTTTTTTTGCGTTATATACAATGCTCTGTTTACACTTTCATAAAAAAGGTGTATAAATGAATACAAGATGTAGGTATGTAGCAACAGTAATGATTAAACTAAAAAAGCGCCAACCGAAGTCGGCGCTAAGGTCACTACTTGAGCAACCATTTAATTAGGTGTTTAATGTGCTTACTGGGCACAATCAGGAAAATTACACACCAATGCATGGAGTTCACCTCCAAACTGCACATAGTGAAAAGGAGCGACCTTTCCGGCGTGCTTGTATATTGTATCATAATTTATTTGTGATATAATACTTGTATCAGGAAATTACACCGGTGTGCAAAACGAGTTCAGTTAGCTACTTGTACTCGAACCGGTTGGGGCACTTAATAGGTGCCTTTTTTATTTGTGCTAATTAAAATATGTTATAATCAACTTAAGAGTGGTGGGATCTCTACGGAGACCATTGCGAGAGTGGATCCAAAATAAAAGTGGCTATTGCAAATTTTGCAGTAGCTACTTTTAAGAATGGTAGGTTTTTGGTAGGTTTTTACTGATTCCTTCATGAAAAACTGTTGATAGTTAAATGAAAATTCTTCCTAATTTAAAGTCAATCGTGATAGGTGCTTGATAAATCTGTGATTATTGAATGATGAGCATTCATAAATCCGTGAACGTACTGGTAAGGCTACTCGTATCGCTGAACGTCGTCGCGACAACTAGTAGTGCAGAACCCTTGTGTATCAAGGGTTCTTTTTTTGTTTTAAAATTCTTTTTAAGAAAAGCTTTGAACTGCAATTGCTGCTCAGGCTTTTTAAGTATAATAAAACAGCGATAGCAAATAAACGCTACCGCTGAAATAACATCTCGCCCACCTCCTCTTGGAATTAAATGGAGTTTAACCAAGTAATTCCTCAATTAGGCGTTTGAGAGCCTTTTTGATTGCAACCTTTACAAAGTGTAACAGTTGCTTAACGAGCCGTTCGGCACGATAATGATAAAGATGCACCAATGCAATTGGGACACCTCCCAACTTGCACATATTTGTAGGTTCGTTACGCCTAACAGCGTGCTTGACTATTGTATCACAGAATTACTGTGTTATAATTAAAGCATAATGATAAAGATGCCGGTGTGCAAAATGGATTCAGTTCGTTACTTAATCCGTACCGGTAAACAGGGTGCCTTAATCGGCATCCTTTTTATTTTAAATTAAAAAACTCACCACAATCATGATTGCAGTGAGTAGTCAATGTAAATTAATTTTAAAGGCTCTACAATTTTAAAAACTATTTTCATCAATTGGGATGGGAGATTTTGATAGGTAGTGAGTTCGGTAATTGATTTAGTTCTTTAAATCGAAAAAGTCTCCCATTTCTTTAAGGCTGTGATCTTCTTTTGAACGGCCTTTATTAATAACGGCTGTTTGAATTTGGTGATAGAAAGTAAGCGCTTCTTCGTATGCTTCCTTATAAACTCTTAATTTGTCTTGAGTAGTAAGGTCCGGTGAACTTTGCACACAAGCTAAAGCAAACTTAGCAGGGTCGATTCGATACTTGGTTAAGTCCATTTCTTTCACTTCCTTTCCTTAGCAATAATTATAACAGCGGTGATTGATAAATACTGTTAAGAAGGCTTACGTGAAATTTTCTTATTGCGTAGCTAGTTCTTTTATTTTATAGTTAAGACTAGAATTATCACTTGATGAGGTGACATTTGATGAATTACGAGGAGCTATTTCAAAAAATTGATAAGTGGGCGCATGAACGTGGGATTGACCACGCGGATCCACGTGTCGAATTTATGAAGATGGCTGAAGAGCTCGGCGAACTTTCGAGTGCGTATAATAAGGAAAATCGGACTAAGCTTATCGATAGCATCGGGGACTTACAGATTGCATTGCTAATCTTTTGTAAATTAGTGGGTGTTGACCATCAACAAGCACTTACCGCAGCTTATCAAGAAATTGCAAAGCGAACGGGTAAGACAACTGCCGATGGGGTATTCATCAAAGAAAGCGACCTTAAATCAAGAAATAAAAAGGAGAAATAGCTGTGAAATTTATTTCGTGGAACATTGATTCAATTAATGCAGCACTAACTGGAACTTCCGTACGGGCAGGGGAAACGCGGGAAGTATTAAAAAAGATTGCAGCGATGAAGCCAGATGTCATCGCCATTCAAGAGACCAAGTTGTCAAAGAATGGGCCAACTAAGAAGCATTTAACGGTTTTACAAGAATTATTCCCCAATTATGAAGTGGCATGGCGAAGTTCCGTTGAGCCAGCACGGAAAGGGTATGCTGGGACCATGTACCTTTATTTAGCCCAATATGAGCCGAAAGTAACTTATCCTAAAATTAATGCGCCAGAACCAATGGATGATGAAGGAAGAATCATTACCCTTGAATTTCC